CCGGCCGGCGAGGGCGATGATTGATGGCCCTGACCACCGTAACGGCAGCCAGCCAGGAGCCGGTCACGCTGGCCGAGGTCAAGGACCACCTGGTTATCGACCACGGTGACGACGACAGCTATCTGTCGACGCTCGTCACGGCCGTTGTCTCGTACCTGGAACAGGTCCAGGACCGCGCCCTGGTCTCGACCACCTACGATCTGAAGCTCGATCGCTTCCCCTCCGGGGGCGGCGTGATCGAGTTGCCACGGGCTCCGCTGTCCTCGGTCACCTCGGTCAAGTACCAGGACACCGACGACGTCGAGACGACGCTGTCGGCCTCGCTCTACACCGTCGACACCGCGAGCACGCCGGGGCGGCTCCAGCCGGCCTATGACGAGTCCTGGCCCTCGACGAGGGAACACGTCCACGACGTGACCGTCCGATTTGTGGCCGGCTACGGGGACCCGGCAGACGTCCCGCGACCCCACCGCCACGAGATCCTCCTGCGCGTGGCCGACCTCTACGAGCACCGGGAGGCCGCCGTCACCGGCCGGCACGAGGAGAGTTTCTCCGCCGCCGCCCTGTTCCAACTCAATAGGGTGTTTTGATGCCAGCCGCCGGAACCTACCGCGAGCCGATCCGCGTCGAGACCCGCGACGAGACGACGCTGAACTCGTACAACGAGACCTCGGCAAGCTGGTCGACAATGCTCGAGACGCGGGCCGCCCTCGCGGGAGCCGGCGGGCGGGAGTTCATGGCGGGCGGCGGCGTCCGCGCCGACGTCACTCACCTCCTACGGATCCGATCCAGCCGCCTGGCCCGGACGATCACGCCGAAGGATCGTCTAGTCGTCGACGGGCGGACGTTCGAGATACTGGCCGCCGTCGACAAGACGGGCCGCCGGCGGGAGATAGAGCTCCAGTGTCGGGAGGCCGTCTAGTGGCCTGGACAAATAAAAAGGGCGGGATCAGCGTCGCGGGGATCGACCCGTTTCTCAAGAAAATCAAGAAGCTCGGCCCAAAGATACAGGCGAGAGTGGCACTGACGGCAGTCCGGGCCGGATCGGCCGAGGTCCGCAAGGTCGCCCAAAAGCTCGTAAAACAACACGCCCTCGGTGAGGGTCTGACGCCAGACGGCCGCCAGCGGATCCACCTGTTTAAGGCGATTATCAACAAGGCGAAGTCCTACGGCAAAGACAAAATCCCGGTGGGGACCATCGGGACACAGTACAAGGCCACGCCACACGATCACCTAGTCCACGACGGGACCAAACCGCACACAATCCCCGTCCCCTGGCCGGGCATCAAGCAAGTCCACCACCCAGGATCCCGCGCGTATCCGTTTATGGAAATAGCCCTCGAGAAAAGCCGGACGTCGGCACAGGCGGCCATGATAGGCAAGCTCGAAAAGGCCATCGAGAAGGAGCTCCAGAAGGACAGGGACAAAAAGTAGTGGCGACACTCAAAAAGGCCATCATCGACTACCTCCTGAGCCAGTCGGCCGTGACCGACCTGGTCTCTACGCGGATCCGTCCCGGCGTGATCGAGCAAGGTCTGGCGCGTCCTCACCTCCGGGTGAGCCAAACGGGATCGGACGTCCATTACGCGATGACCGGAAACACCGGCCTCGGTGAGACCTTTATCGAGATCACCTGTGAGGGCGACACCGAGAAGGAAGCGGCCGACCTGGCCGAGGTGGTCCGAAAAGAGGTCGACGGCTACAGCGGGACGTGGGGGACTGTGTCGATCAAGGCGAGTTTCTGGCGTGGCACGCGGGACACCCGCACCGCGCCACCAGGCGGCGGTGAGGTCGGGCTCCCGAGCCAGACAATAGCGGTCGAGGTCTTCCACGCGGTCACGGTCCCGAGTTAATGCAACTAATCAGAGCCAAGAGCAAGACCGGCCAATTGGTCGACTTTGAGGTTGATCGGATCGTCTCAATCGACGGGGAGCCATACGTCGAGACGGCCGGCCAATTGCGGGACCACCTTCTCGTGATCGAGGGCCGCCTCCAGGCTGTCGAGAACATAATCCAACCAACGGCAACTCTAGCGGGAGTCTAAAAATGGCAGACAGCGGATTCGGTACAACGGTGACCTTCTCCAGTGGTTTCTTCGCGGAGATCCTGAGCGTCGACGGGCCGGACCTGTCGCGTGATCCGATCGAGACCACCCACATGGCGACGACCAACGGCAACAAGACGTTTATACCGTCGGACTTGATCGACAACGGGACGCTCTCGGTCGAGATCGCCTACGACCCGTCGACAGCCCCGCCGATCGCTTCCGCCGCGGAAACGGTCACTGTCACGATGCCGGGCGGATCCACGGCGGCGTTCTCCGGCTTCATGGTCGCCTTCGCCCCGTCGTTCCCGATCGATGATCGGATGACGGCCAGTTGTGACGTGAAGGTCACCGGCGAGATCACCAGGGCGTAAACGGGGGCGAGACGATGCCGACGGTGAGATATCTCAAGGCGGTTGACAAGCCGGCCAGCCGGGCCGGCCAACCGGGAGACGTTCGAGAACTGGAAGACCACGACGCGCGGGAACTCGTCGGGTCCGGACACGTCGAGCCGGCCGATAAGAAACCCCGTGTGAAGAGGGTCCGAAAAAATGGCAAACCTGCGTGATTCTATCCTGGCGGCCGATGATCTGGAGCGTCGAGAGGTCACGGTGATTGGCTGGGATTTCCCGGTCTTTGTCCGCGTCATCAGCGGCCGCGAGCGTCAGCAGTTGGTCGAAAAGTGGCAAGTCGTCAAAGACGACGAAGCACTCCAGCAGGATCTACTCCCGTTCGTTTGTGCCCTGTGTATGGTCGACGCCGACGGCTCCCGACCGTTTGATCCGACCGACGCGGGAGACCTGGACCTTCTCAAGTCCAAGGGAGCCCGACAACTCGAGGCGGTCTACCACGAGGCCATGAAGACCAACGGGATGGAGGATGATTCGATGGACGAGGCCGTTGCAAATTTCACCGAGGGCCAGAGTTGAAATTCTGGTTTCACCTGGCCCGGACCGTAACTCATACGAGCGTGAAGGAGACACAGGAGACGATTACCGCGGCGGAGTTCACCCAGTGGATGGCCCTCTATGGCCTGGATCCGTGGGGGGACGATTGGGCACAAGCGGCCACGATCACCACCGCGGCCCTCTCACCCTGGACTAAGAAAAGACTTGATCCGCGGCAGTTTATACCCGGACGCAAGGCGGTCCGGTCACAAACCCGCGAAGAGGTGGCTCATAGGTTGGGCCTTTTCTTTGATCAATACGAGAAGAACCGGAGCGGCGACTAGATGGCCAAGACGATCGGCAAATTCGCTGTAAACATCGGCGCGGTCACCACCGGATTTTCCAAGGGACTCGACAAGGCCAGCAAAAAGAGCCAGTCATTTTCCGGCGGGCTCAAAGGGATGATCGGCCCGCTGATCGCCATAGGCGGGGCCGTCCTGGCGGCGCGCAAAGCGTTTGGCGCGTTTGCGGAGCAATTTGACGAGGTCGACAAGATCGCCAAATTCTCCGCACAAACTGGAGTAGCGACCGAGGGATTAATTGCCCTCCACCATGCCGGTGGACTCGCGGGCGTCGGGGCCGAACAGGTCAACAAGGGCGTCCAGAAAATGACGGTCAACCTTGGCAAGGCCAAAGCCGGGAGCAAGGCGATCCAAGGGGAATTGGCCGGCCTCGGCGTCAGCATGACCGATTTACAGGGGATGACGCCGGACCAGCAATTCCAGACGCTAGCGGGGAAGATCGGAGCCATAGAAGATCCGGCCAAGCGGGCTGACCTGGCAATGAAGATATTCGGCAAGAGCGGCCTGGAGTTGATCCCCATGTTTAAGGGGGGAGCCGCGGCGATCGAGTCGGCCCGGATCGAAACCGAACAACTAGGTATGAGTTTCTCGGCCGTGGACGCGGCCAAGATCGAGGAGGCCAACGATGCATGGGCCAGGGTAAAAATGGCCGGCTCCGGCGTGGTCCGGATGTTCGCCATCCATTTAGCCCCGGCCATGATGAAAATATCGTCCACCATCGTCGAGGTGGCTAAGGTGGTGATTGAGAAAATCAGGGAATGGGAGCCAGTCTTTACCCAGGTGATGTCCGTTTTTATGACGTGGTTCGACGTCCTGTGGGAGTCGGTCTCCTCGATCTTCAACGAGATCGTCGGCGTGGTTGCCGGCCCGATGGCGTCGGTCAAGGACATCATCATCGACGCCCTGATCGGGGCGGAGTTCGCTTTCAAAAACCTTGGTCCCATCGTCCTCCTGGTCTTCAAGAAGTCACAGGTGGCCGTTGTCTCCTTCGGCGCGTCAATCGCCCATTTCTTCACGGGAGTCCTGCCGGCCCTGTTCAACTGGTTTGTTAAGAACTGGGACGGGATCTGGCGGACGGCCCTCGACTTCGCCCTGACCGTGTTCATCAACCTCGGGAAAAATATCCGGGCGGTCTTCTCGGGGATCTGGGATTTTATCAAAACGGGGAAATGGGACGTCGCTTTTACGCCGATCACCGAGGGATTCTCCAACATGATCCGCGAGCTCCCCGAGATCCCCGAGCGGCAAATGGGGCCGCTAGAGACCAGCCTCCGCGGGGAGGCCAGGGAAATATCCGCGGACCTCAATGCGG